CTCGCAAGCGAGGCACTGGAAGCGAAAAGAACAGAAGCTAGAAGGACGGCGGCTAAACAGGAAAAAGCCGTAGCTTTATTAAATGCCATTGTTAATACCGCCGCCGCGATAACAAAAGCACTTCCTAATATTCCCTTGGCAATAGCTGTTGGCATTTTAGGGGGCATACAAATAGCCTTAATCAAAGCACAGCCCATACCTCTGGCAGAGGGAGGGGTCGTGATGAAACCAACAAGAGCCCTGATAGGAGAAAGAGGACCAGAAGCCGTTATTCCGTTAAATAAATTTCAACCGTCTTTAGTACCAGCCCCCATTGCTTATAAGCAAAACATCTATTTCTACGGGAACATCTCCAACGTTGGAAGCATGGACGAGATCTCCGAACGGCTGGCAGAGAAGACTCGCAGGGCGATTGAGAGGGGGCTGAAATGAGCAAAATCAAGTTGATAGACTCGATAGGTCAAGAATATGAGCTTCCCAAGACGTTTGAGCTGCGGAGCGATCCGGGAGGAAGACGGACACAGGCACTTGAGACGGCATTTATTCATGGTGCAAAAGATGTATCGGACGGTATGTTCCGACCTAAGATTATCGAGATAAGCGGGAAGATTTGGGCTGATACAGACGCGGGGTTTAATGCTAAATGGGACCCGTTTCAGGAGCATTTGGTAAAAGAAAATTTCAGAATCCAGGACAAAGGGCGAAGAATCTATATAAAGCGAATCCTGGAGATTGCGAAAGAATATCCCTCGCCTGTCAGTTATCATTACGGTGAGATCTCAATCGCCATGCTTGCCGAAGATCCGTTCTGGTACTCGGCGAGTGCACAGCAAAAACAAAGAGGTGTCACGGGATCACCGGATGAATTCCAGTTCGACATCGGCGGGAAGATAGAAACATCTCCTATTATAACCGTAGAGAATAATGCGGATAATGCAGATTTTACGATTCGAAACATTACGGATAATAACAGAGAGTTTAGGATTCAGGATTCAGGAGCCTTGAACGGGACAACGATAGTAATAGACTGTAAGGAAGGAACGGTTATCAGAGACACTACAAATATTATCTCTGTTTTTTCGGGTTTGTTTCTGAGGCTTCTTGGAGGACAACAGAACTCGCTGAAATATACAGGGGCGAACTGCGATTTAACTTTTCAATATTTTGAAACATGGATTTAATAAATGCCGCGATTAAGAGAGAAAAAGCGACTCCGGGAACAACGAATCCTCGGAATCCGAACGGGCATCCCGCAGTATGTTCCCGTAGAATTAGAGACACGAGGTTTTAAGCTCAAGTTTTATGATCTTACAGATACGAAAATAGGGGAGATCGGATCTGATGTTAAAAGGGGACGGATATCAGAAATCAATTTTGAGCTTCTTCCCTTAGGCTGCGGAGCGTTCTCTTTTATTATAGACGACTTCTGCGACCTCTTTGATATAACTTACAGAACGCGGGTTGACATACATCCGTATTTCGGTGTGACCCCCTGGTTTACGGGCTTTATCCAGAATCTCCCGCAGCAAGGGCAGAAACGGCCTTATGAATACACGGGCTTTGGATTTTATGAGCAATTGGATTGGGTACTAATAACGGCGTCGTATGAGAGCCAGGACATTGCGGAGATCGTAAAGGACATAATCAATAACACCGTCGCTCCGAATACTCAGATAATTTACAATGCAAGCAAGATTCAAACAACCGGCTATGAGGTGATGAAGGTTGATTTTGACCATGTGAGCGCAAAGAGTGCTATTCAGATGCTTGCGGATATGGCGCAGGGCTTCATATTCGGAGTTGATGATTCGAGGGAGTTTTTTCTAAGTCCGGTTGATACGACTGTTAATTATTCGTATTGGGTCGGGAAACATTGCCAGGATTTAGAGATTGAAAAAGAGCCGCATGAAGTCAGAAACAAGCTCTATATCAAAGCAGGGGAGATCCAGGCCGGCGGGTCGAATATCATCGGGAACGTCTCAGACGCTACGAGTATTTCAACCTATGGACTTAGGGAGGAGGTCATAAGCGTTCCCGAGGCTATGGATTCAGACGATGCAATCCAATGGGCGGAACAGATACTTTCGGAAAAAAAAGACCCGAAAATAAAAGCAAAAATCACAAACATCATGTTTGATACAACCAAAACGAAAATGACGGCATCGGGCAAGATTCGTATTACTACCTATGAGGGGACAGAGTATCAGCTAATTATAAAAAAGATCGCTTATTCAATCTCGCCGGCCGGGATTTTGGGTGATATGGAATTAGAATAATGGGTATAGAAACACGGATTCTAGAACAGGTTAAGAAGCAAGGAGAAGAAAGTCGGCTTGCCGATAAAAGGGCAAGACAACTATTTGGCTCATGTCCCTGGGTAATAAATGCAAAAGTTTTGTTTGATTCAAATATACAAGCCGCAATTAATAAGGCTTATTCTATGGGCGGGGGGATTGTATATTGTCCCGAAGATTGGTATGAAATCACGCAAGATTTAATACTATATAGCAATGTTCACATCCTGGGAGATGGTCAGGGAAAAACGGTTTTTGATGCTAGGTCGATAACTTCAGGTAATATATTAAAAGGCATTGGTTCCATATCTAGTTATATTACCCTCTCTTCGGATGCGGACATAAATGATATTATTATAAATCTATCTTCATCTCCCGGTTGGAGCATAGATGATTTATTATTGATTAAATCCGACGCCACTTTTGCAACCGATTCGACAAACACATATACAAAAGCAGAGATCATCAAAATAGATTCTATCTCCGGCTCGGCAATTACATTAAAAGAGCGATTATATGATAGTTACAAAACGGCCGACTCTGCGCAAGTGGCAAAAATTACGCCGGTTAAAAATATAAAACTCAGTGGTTTTACGATATTAGGAACAAAGGCGGAGGCCAACAAAGATGTCGAGGGTATTTATTTTTACTATGCCGAGAATCCGGTTATTGAAGATGTGACCTGTGATAAAACAATAGACTGTGGCTTGCGGTTTTATTTTACCTACAATGCAAGAGTTAATAGATTCGTTGGAATTGATAATTTTTGGCAACACCCAACTGAGCCGGATAATAAAAGCCTCGGATATGGGATCGCGGTATCTTATGCTTCTAAGCATATCTTAATAGATGGGGCTTATATCGAGGGGGCGAAACATGCCGTCACGGTCGGGGGGATTCAACCGTGTCGGTTTGTCAAGGTTGCCAATAGCTTTTTAAAACAAGTAGCTGAGGGCAATGCCACAGTCGATGTTCACGCTGGAGATGAAATTTATTATGAAAACTGCCATATTGTGGGTGCCGTTCAATCAGGAAACTGTAATATTGTCTATCGAGATTGTGATATATTCAGTAACGGCGGGGCAAGCTGCGTAGTAGACAGAGGACAAACCTTCCATCATATTACCCTTGATGGATGCAGGATATTTCATCATGGTGTCCATGCTGGTATTACATTAGGGGCAATCATTAATTTAGACTATACTAGCTATACGTCTTCATCTCTTAAAATAAAAAATACCGAAGTCAACCTTATTGGTTTGTCTCCTAATTCGACAGACGGTATTATATGCTGCAATTATGGTGATTTTTACATAGATGGCGGTTCAGACATTTACTGTGACCAATCTGGATATTTAAAGGGCATTACTGGCTCACCGACTAACTTCAGATTCATCGGAGGAAACCTTACGGGAGACATTTATATTGTCAAGGCAAATGGAAAACATTATAAAGTTAAGGGCGTAACAATACTCCAGGCTAACGATGCCGGAATTTTGATATATGGAACATCGGGAAATAATATTGATACAGTAATTATTACTGAGAATGTAATTGTTGAGCCTAAAGATTGGTGTGTGAATGTTAGATATTGTAATGATGTGTTTGTGACTAGCGGGAATAAATTAGTCAAGACCAATACTGATGGTTTAAATAATCGAGCTTTACAAATAAGGGATACGATAGAAGGAATAATTGGGCATAATAGGTTTAAAACAGGCGTTAGTAACTATGCCATTTTTGCCGATTCCAATATAACAGATTTAACTATCATTGGAAACAACCTGAGGGATTGTACCAACAAATATAATACATCAGGAGTCACAAATCTAATAAAAGAACACAATCAGGAGAACTAAAGGAGAATAAAATGCCAATAGAAAGATTTAAGGATACCTATGAGAATTGGCGATATAATCCATTTACTGAGGCTGATATGGCCGTTGATAAATGCGAGGATAATCTTGACATTCCCTCGGGTAGCCCGTTTCTAATTCAGCTCTTAGAAGTACCCAGGAAAAATACTCCAACTTCTGTTACTGTTTACTGCTATGATGACGAGATAGAATTCACGGAAGTTGCTACGTCTCCCGCGCAAGGGGAATTTAGGGTTGATTATCCGCCGGAGGACGGCCAGGGAACAGGGTTGATCGAATTTAACCAGAATGACGGAGGCAAAGAGGTTAAGATTGATTATAAGGCTACGGGATCGCCGATGTTAGGAGAATTCCTAGATACGAAGGTCTCCTATCCTACGGGAGACCCGAATGATCATCAGATTTTAGGCTTTGTCAGTGGTGCACCTGAATGGAGATATAACCCTATCCGTTATTTCCATGAGGGTCCGGTTATATATCATGCCTCTGGCGAGGATGAGTCCTGTTTGCTTTTTAGGTTCAAGAAATCCTCGAAAGAGGCAACGGCAATCCTGGAATTGAAAGGGGCAAAACTTCACCAGGGATATTATACAGAGCTCAAAGAACACAATCATGGTGTAGGAACGCTTGCTGTCTCCTCTGCATCCGATCACTCACACGCCAAGGGATCTCTCTCGGGATCTCAGCCGTTACATAATCACTCGCTATCAGGGAATACCGGCAATCAAGACACGCCGCACACTCATGAAATCCCCGATAATCATAGACATACAAGCGTTCAGGGAGGATCTAGTTATACAGGTTATATAGTAAGTGGGGATGAAAGGACAACAAGCAATCAAAGCGCAAGCCATAAACATGCTGTTGGAACCCTCGCTGTCGGGAACGGAGGAAATGATGCCGTCTCGATCTCTGGCAGTACGGCAGCCGCCGGTGCTCACGATCATACCCTCTCAGGCAATACGGCAAATGAAGGTGTGACCCCAAAAACATATCCGAATCAGTTAAAGGTATATATCAACGGGGTTGATAAGACCGCCGATGTTTTAGCCCTCACGGGTTTAACACAATTTGGAGACGGAACCTCTGGCCATGCCTTTGTGACAACCGGGTCAGGCGAGATGGATATATCAGCCCTGGTTTCAGCAAGCCAATTTCACGAGATTAAGATAACAGCGCCGATCTCAGGGAATGGTGGAAGATGTCTTTTACACCTGGAGTTATACTGATGTTAAAATCTTTTAAAGCACGGCTGATTGAA